TTAGACCTTTCTATTAAGTCTTTAGATTTCAAAGCAAAATCAAAAACCAAAACAGCGCCATATGTGTCAGTAACAAACTTACTAACAGCATATTTCAACTCTTCGTAATCAAAATGCTCAACCAGGCTTTTAGCAACCTGCTCCTGCCTTGGCGGATCTGGAACAAACAACTTGCCATGTTCATCACACTTCTCCTGAAAGAAGTCTATCAAATCCTGCCCAGTTTGTTTCTTCGCCATCATCAACCTCCTTCCACAGCAACTCGAGTCTATCAAATTCACTGGTCCCAGCAAGGACTCCTATAGGAATCTCATTATCATCATACTGCCCTATCATATATGCAGCACAATTTAATATTACTGGACACTCCATGCAGAGACTTTTAGCGTACTCAATCTCCGCTTCGATATAACTCAACCAATAATGGCTACGGGCATTTGCGTTACACAAAGCACCGTCCAACTGTGGCATGGTTATTCCTTATCTAATTCAGAGAGTTTTGCCTCGATCTGTTCGTCAACCTTTTGCCAGAGTTGTGCCCACACCGTATCATTGTCAACAACGTCGGTTCTAACCTCAGCTCCAGCATCAAGCCTCAAGGACTCGTAGTTTCCTAAGTTCTTTGTGATGCCCAATGACACCCAAATCTTACCTTCTTTATGGTTATCACTCATTAAAATTCTCCAATGCTCTTTTACTCTTTTGATTTAGGTCCCTTATTCTGGACCTAAGTTCTCTACTGGTTATATTCTTTTTAGACGGACGGCCCGGGGGCTTCCGCTCTGAGAAGAATGATAGCATATCCGCAACATCATTCTGCGTATAAACCCTCCAATTCTTCAAACCGGAGTCTCCACCGACTCGTTTTGGTGGGGATAAGTGGCCAAGACGCTCGTACCTTCTAATTGTATCAGGCTTCCTCTGAACAATCTTGGCCACTTCCCCTATTGTATAAACTCGCTTCAAAAATAGATACGCATTATCTAATGGTATCTCAAGGATATCTTCAGAAGCCAGTTGTTTGATCTTAACCTTATTAAACTTTTTATGAATAGATAAAACCTTCACCAGATCAGGTCCATAAGCATAAACCTTATTAGGTGATACTTTAAAGTTCAAAGCGATCAGCCTTATCTACTATTTCTCTAAGGCTAGCTTTAGTTGCATTTTGCCATACATCTCCTGGTATATCCCTCGACCAACCGCAACCCATACAGGTTAAATCAATATATGTCGATTTTGCTATACCATTGGAGAGTATTCTTCCATTACATTTTCTACAATGAACGCCAGCCTTTTCCATTACTAACCCTTCGGAAGAGTGGCAGCAGTGCCGCCATCGCCAACCTGAGTAGCAACAATGCTCTTCAGAACGGAAATTCCTGCACCTACAGCAGCAACACTCGCAGCCTTTGCGCTGGCCATATCGCCAACAGTAAAGACAGCAAGGAAAGCTTGCGCTGCAGTCCAGATAGCCCTCTCAAGAGCATCTTTAATAAAAGTTGAATTTAACATTTTTCTCCTTTAATCTAGCCAGCAAGTGTATTCAGCCGTAACTATCCCATTTTCAGGATGCACGAATTGTAAATGCTGGGACGGTCTGCCAATAGCAGCCAGTGATTCCATAGCATATGTATTAGTAGACTCGGGACTGCCAGCAACCCTACACTGAACGGTATTAAACGTCATTTTAGTAGGAGTATGCCAATGACCACAGAAAACATCTTTAAAATCTTCTGCAACAGCCCCAACTTTCCAGCCATATATCTTCTTTTGGAACGGATAAAACGAACCAAAAGATCTGAACTGGTCGCCGTGGCACAGTAGACAACTATAATTCCCGATTCTGTCTACTGTATACCAATTTCGCTCCCCGTGGCCATCTGGAATATCAAATGTGATTCTTGGCTCAGATTCAAACATTAAACTGATAATCCTATACAGCATACGGTCAGCGTTTGTTTCGGGATCATGATCCTTTCTTGCTCTACCGCCTATGGCACCATGATTGCCAATAACGCCAGAAACATGAACGGAATCAAAATTTTCAAGCATTGTCCTAAGGAATGTAGCCATTATCCTAGGGCCATCAACTGTGACCTGTCTATACAGACCGCCATCAATTAAGAACGATTGCCCTGGAAATATCAACTCTCCTTCTACAATGTCACCCAATGCCCAAACGTGTAGTTTCTTCACTGGGTGATTTTCTCTTTGTATATTAGTCAGATGTACGACCTTCTCTGCGAACTTTTGAATTCTTTCTTCGCACACAGAAGAATCATAATCTGGTGTTACCTTTGCCAACTGCCAATCTGCTAAAACAGCGACAGCAACCTCTTCCCCTTTAGTCCTTCTATCCTTTTTAGGAACAGGGACATTCGGGAAAGACAAGGTTGAAATCTCATCTTTAACTGCTCCATAAATGGCAGCAGCAAGATCATCTTTCTTATCCTTGACTTTGTTATATTCTGTTACTAACTTGTTATATGCGGCTCTAAGTTCGTAGTCATTACTACACTTATCACCGGTAAGTGGATCTGTCTCCACAGGAAAGTCTCCTGACTCGAGCCTAAAGCGGCAGACCTTTTCGCCCTCACAGGCATCAAGATCTTTCCTACATCTAGGATCTGCATATTTTTGATTATGTACATTGGGGATGAACTTGATTCCACATCCCGCTGCTTCACATACCTTCATTTGGCCTCCACAGATGGCTTCCGACCATCATACGCCGCTCTCCGACCCAGAACGCGGACCTAGGGAAGATTTTCCTGAGAGGTCCCGTTTCACTACCTTGCGACCTCTCCGCTTCTCAGCGGTCCTGCTTGCTGTCTCTCTCAACTTGTCCCTATGCTTCCAAGTTAGACGCCTACCCTCGCTATGAATAGCGGTATGCTCCTGAGCTGTGCATAAATACAAATTGGTTATGCGATTATCTAGTTTTTCTTCATTGATATGGTGTACCGTTTCCCAGCTAGTTAGATACCTACCCAGGAAATCCTCCATCACAACACGATGTTCATACACATACCCACAAATATCGTTAGGGTGATCTGGACGAAGCACCCTTACATACCCTTTGTCGTCTATGTACTTACCCCCGCCAAAATTTGGATTACTGGCCCCATCGAAATGGTGGTCTACATGCCAATCGATACCCTCTCGTTTAGAGGGTAAGTCCTTAGTACGAGCCACAATCTTCGGCAGTCAATTGTTTCTTTGAAGTAGAAGAAGCATATGAGTTGTATGAGACAGTACCAGCTTCACGCGACATAAATACTGTGTACACAGCACTAGTTTTACCAGTAGCACCGCTTTCCAACAATACAGAATAGTCTCCTCCAGCAACCCTTAGACTACTTGTGGCATCACTTGGTGCAGCAAAATTCCATTGTGCAAGCATTGTATCAGAATTTGATGTTCCTTCGACTAATCGAAAATAATAAAGTCGCTGATCATCCTCTACGGCACCAAAATTGACACCGGCAATGCTGAACGTGATTCTAAACAATCTATTCGCGCCAATAGTCAATCGATTATCACCGTTTCTGTCGTAAGTAGTAGAATCATTCAACGCTATAACAGGGTCTGCAGTAGTGTCTGTCAAAGCAGATCCAGCAGTCCCAAATTCTTGACGAGCCAAAACGCCCTTAGCGTATGTCTGAGTCGTAGTCTTAATAGCCTCAGAATTTGTTGACATCTGCTGCAGCCTGTCAGAACTGATCGGAGTACCGTCGCTCCAGCTTACAGTAGAATAAGTTGTGTACTCTGCCATTGTATCTCCATTATACCATTATTAGGCTTCCAAAGCAGCCAATCTTGCTTCCAATTCCTGTATCGCTTTAGTCAGGATGGGAATGAACTCCATATACAGGAGGTTGGGACTAGCAGACTCTTCCTGAGCCACATCACCTTCTACTTCGGCGGGAACTGCTGGTGAATAACCATTGTTCCATAGGCCCATCTGAGCGGCATCGTCACCAAGGTATGCCTCAACCTCCTGTGCAATAAATCCGTGGTGCTTACGGCCACCGGCTCGTACTTCACCCGTTACCTCGTCTACTGTCTGTGCCCACTTAAA